AAAAAGGGATTCTCTGCAACGATATCTGGAGTTAGATTCTTCTCTTCTTTGACCAAGAAGAGAGCAGCAGCATACGATGCTATTCTAGTTTTGCCCATAGGCAGCTTCATGATCAGCTTCTTGAGATTGAGAATCATGACATCGAATGTTGTCAGTGATTCCATCTGAACTTGAGTTCTTCTCTCTTTTGGAGGAAGAATTATGTTTCCTTCGGCATCTATCACTCCAGCTTTATATGCTGGCCATTGATCAAACGGCGTAGTTAGCAGTCTGAGAATCCGATATACGATGTATAGGTCTACTAAATTTGCCATTAGATACTCTTATTTAATTTATCCAGAACATCTGGATCGTATGGATCTTCTTCTGTTATGTATTTCAAATAAAGAAAGAATGAATTTAAAACAGAGTGATTTTGCTCTTCAATTTTAAACTTAAGCATGATTACTGTAGCTTCTACACCAAACACATTCGTTAGAAAAATGATATGATTGAGAATTAACTTTTCACGTAATTCTTTTTTATCTTCATACTTATTGATCAATCTCTTGATATACTTTATAGTTTTCAAATCATTTAGAAACTCTAATACAGAAACGCAATTAGGATTTCTATAGTTTACTATAGCATACTCATCGAAATTGTCATCATTTAATTCATCATTCATATCATTGAAATTACCAGGAAGTGTTCGCTGCGAATTTTGCAATCAGAGTTGGAGACACTGCGATGTACAAATTATTCAAATCCCATGCGAATGAGCCTGTGGCCCAGCCATAGAATGAATTATTTGAGTTTGCTGGTGCACTCACTGATGTCGTTAGTCTAAACTTATCAGAATTGAATACTGCACTACCTGTAATGTCAACTGTAGTATTCGATGAAATCTTTAAGTAATTACCTGCGACTAGAGTGTTTCCAGTTGCTCTAATGTCCATCTTAGAGACTACAGTTTGCGCACTTTCACCGAATAGATCGCCAATCTCTATCTTCTTATTTACTGGTGTCGTCGATGGATCACGCACGATCAACAACAAATCTGTATTTGCTGTTGCCGTGACTGCATCCAACTGAGTGATTTTCTTATCTGCCATTTTAATTCCTTATTCTATAAACCCAACTTAATGGGAATTCTACTACTGGGACTCAGACCAATTTATATATTTAACTATCTTCGGCTACAGAGTCATCAGAGGCATCGCCTGTGATTGTACTCATTGCAACTAGATTTTCTACTTTATGGCGTGTTCTACCATGAACGTCTGTATACGTCATGTATCTATTCCATCCAGCGTTGTTCAAACCACGAATTGCATTATTAGCAACTCTAGCTTCAGTTTGATCTACTCCGATGATCTTCGCAATGTCTGTGTATGGAACATACTTAGGCGAGTCTTGACCTGTGATTGTTGCGCCAGAAACGTTCGCTGCTGCCCATGCTGAGGCAAGAGTTAGCGTATTTGCGGATGTGACTGCGTTTACTTTAACATGAGTTCCGTTAATGAATAGACTGTCCGAAGGATCAATCTGTGTCAAGAAAGTTGTTCCTGTTCCTGTCACAGTAACCGATGTGTTTACTGTGTTTGCAGTTCCTGTGATTGCGTATGAATCTCTTTTACCCCATAGTGCCATGGTGTTCTCCTTTTAGAATCCTAGTTTTCGTAACTGGGTTATTGTTGATAGCGTATTTATGTGCCGTATTCCAATTCCACCTTTTGACTCCCACTCTTGAATGTTCTTCGAGTAGTCATCAATCAGTAGATTGGGGCGCCCATCAGTCATCGCATACTTTTGTTTCTCTTCCCTGGGCACCAGAAGTATTTCTTTCACATGCCCCAAATTTGTTCTTACCCACTCAATCTTCTCTTGCTTGCAAGTTGCCATTCTCTTTGATGGTGTAGAAAGAATGATTGGATTGTACTGACGAATGTATCTCCACAACAGCAATGCGTCCGGCATAGGATCAAGTTTAGCCCAGAACTTTGGCACAGTTTTAAGTGCTTCCCATTTCAAGTCTTTATCTGCAAGATGGAACGGCTGAAGTCCTTTTTCTTTTAGAACTGCGTTCGCACCTCCCATCAAGTTGACTAGAACTTGATCCATGTCGCAATAGATTTGTGGTAGTTGATTCATTTTTCTTTCAAATCAGGATTCAGTTTGATTGGCTCTTGTTTGCCGCTCAATTTTTCACCCTTCTTAACGTCCTTAGATGAGGTGTTCTCAGACTTCTTTAGCTTCTCTTCTTCAAGCGAAGCATCTTCACATGTAGAAATCATACCTGATGTCTTGCATGAGATGTTTGCTGGAGACTTCATCTTTCTAAAAGCCTTCATGAACTTGTCTGCAAGTTTTGGATTGTTTCCCGATGCAGTTGGTTTGCTAACTGCGCCACCCATCAACTCAGGATCACCAGCTTCTACGACTTTCTTCTTTTTCTTCAGTGGCTCTGCTACCCACTTAGGAACACCTGAAGGAGTTGACTGTCCCTTCTCAAAGTGTTTAGTCACTTCAGCAGCGGTTTCAACTTTAGATGCTTCTTCTAGTCCAGACTCTTCAGACATCTTCTTTGCCGCCATAGCCAAGCCCTTTTTTCTCCTATCAGTGATGCGTTGTGCGATGTTACTTTGTCCTTTTTTGATGAAGGGCTTTAGCTCTTCAACATCTTTCTTTGCTTTAGTAGCATAAGAAGAAACTGTACTCTTATCTAATTCGTCAAGTTCGATCTCTTCTTTAGTCAAGTCACTCATATTTTTCTTGTGGTGCTGCACACCATATTTGTCTTTCACTTTTACATGAACAACATCATTTTCAATCTTAGTTACGGTGCCGCTTTTTTTGACTTTGTTTCCGGGCGCTGAGTTTAGTGCGTGTTGAAAAGATACTTTATCTCCAACTTTAGCTTCGTCTAGTTCGACTTCTTCATTCCTCTGATCAAGCCCAAGAAGTTCCTTTATAGTTTTCATGATTAAGCCTTCTTGACGATCTTATCTACAGCCTTAGCCATGTTTTGACGATGCTTCCAGCCTTTTTCAAATGCCTTATTTGATTTTTGGTCAAGCTCGCGAGCACCTGATGTGTATGCACCGTGTTCTTTTTTCTTTGCTTCTGCATCCATAGCAAATTTGCGGGTAATTGCACCTTGAGTCGCAACATCATTGCTACGCTTTTTGACGTAAGAGCCAAGAGTTTCTTTGCTCAACTCATCAAGCTGATCGTAATCTTCAGTTTGCATGAACTCTTCAATTTGCTCTAGGGTGAAATCTTCTAAGTCAAATTGTTCTTCTTCCAACTCAACTTCTTCTGGCAACTTACCCTTAGGACCAGCGATGCCACCTTGACTCTTAGTGAACTTCATCTTGTCTTTCAATCTCTCTGTCTCACGATCAGCTTCTCTCTTTTTGCCTGCGGCAGTTTTGTTAAAACTAGGTAATTTACCACGAATAGCCAAATCGCTATGGGGGTTAAAGTTTCTCGATTGCCCTTCCGCGACTTCATCTTGATTCAAAGATGCAATGAAATCTAAGTCTTCTTGAGTTAGTTCAGCTTCTTCTTTCTTCAAAGCGCCTCTTGCTTCAGCACTCTTCAACATTGCAACACGATCACGATATCCAGCGACGCCAGGCTTAATGTCCTTAGCAGCTTTCTTCTCGCCTTCTGTAGGCTTTTCGATGTGCTTCATAGTTGTCTTAGCTTGTGCAGATTCAGCTTCTTCGACTTCTTCGACTTCTTCATTCTTTGGCACACAGTTAGGAACTGGCTTACCGCCCTTGCCTTTTTTCATGCCAACCATTTGATGAGTATTCCAGCAAGGATCTTCACCATCCATTTTCTTTTTGTCTTTGACTTCTTCATTCTTTGCAGTGTGCATAGAATCTAGCTCATTGAAGAAATTCTTCTTTTGATCCGCAGTCATGTCATTCAAAGACTTAATGCCTTTCTTTGCCATGTGTGCTTTGACTTTTGCTTGATACGCATCGCTCTCAGAAAGAACTGCGTTTGTTGCGTTCAGAAGACTCAGTGGAATTCCAAATTTATTTGCTAGTTGTTGTGACATAGTGATATCTCCTTAATTGTTTGTTTTGTTCTTTACCATGCTTTGCAAGACCAGTATTTCGCCGACCATTTTGGTCCTGGCTCATCACAGTTATGTCTTGCACGGAAACTTTTTCTTCTCTCTGGATTGTCTTTCTTGATCTCCATGTTAGGATCACCGAAACGAACAATCACCACTTTACCGTTTGGTCCCATTGTGTACACCGCAGACTTCTTTGGTCCATCTGGCGTGTAGAATGGCTTATTCAGTGATACATCTTTGCCCTGATATTCAGCTTCATGAAGAACTAGATCCCAGTCTACCTCTTCTAGAATTTCTTCAGACTCCTTCATCGGTTTTTTAGAAGGCTTTTTTGATGATATAACATAAGTTTCGTCTGGAGAATCTTTTTTGAATATCTCTAACCATTTGTCTTTAGTCTCTGGTGTAACACTTCGCTCTTGTTTCCATATGCCCGTTATTTTATTGTATTTCCACAGAGACAAGTTTTCTTCTAACTCAGGCAAGTCTTCTTCAACGCACTCATCGCAACATGCTTCTTCGCTGTACAGCTTGAATGCTCTCTGAAGATTCGCACTGTTGATTGCTTCTAGTGCTTTATCTGCTGAGTATCTAGCCATGATGATTTCTTGACTCTGACCTGGCGTTGCTCTAGCGTATGCCATTCTAGCAGCATCTGTACCGTATTCTAGCACACTTTCTGCGAACTGAGAAAACTTTGCATTGCGCTGAACAGACTCCCACAAATCAGCATCATCGTGCTTGATTGTAGCACCGCCGCTAACGAATGAATTGACTCTAGCGAATGCCCATTGCTGAGGCGTCATCGAAATGGACTCTGTCCACGATTCGATTCCTCTACGATAAACAGTGCGCAGAGTGGAATATGGAATGTTCGATTTATCTGCTTTCTTTTGAAGACCATCAATCTCTTCTATGATATCTTTGACTTCATCGTAGTGTTCGCCTAAGTCTTCTTTGCTCATGTGACGAATAGCTTCTTCTACGTCAGAGTATTCATCTTCAACATCTTCCTCTTCAGGCTCTTCCTCTTCTTCGTCAGAATACGAATTGAACTCAAGATAGTCTGTCACTGTTGCGATGTAATCTGTTGCAAGACTGATCTTTGATGCAACCCATGCATCCGGTTCTTCTTCCATCTCACTTAGCATTTCTAGAAGTTCTTCTGCGTCATCAATCAGCGAAGCAACTTCAATTCTTGCCATGTGAAGTCCGTCCAGCTCTACTTTCTCTTCAGCTTCTTCTTCTTGCTCAATGACGTATTGGAATGCTTCTTTTTGCAATTGTGCTTTTGTCATCTTGAACAAAGCATCTGAAGATGTCACCATGTCGAGGAGCGTAGTGATCAACGATTCCGTTGCTCTTCTTTCTTGTGCATTCAGATTCTCACCAGACTGCAACTTGCTAACTGATCTTTTGATTGTTGACAGCATAGACTTATCTGCAAGTCCATAACGAATTAGTTGATCTAAACGATTAGCAGATTCATCGATAATTTCAAAAGACTCTTTCTTCAGCATTGTGTTCATCTTGCGTTGAACTTCAGCTTGACGAACTTTTGGCAATAGTCTAGCAGCAATCTTGCCGACGACGGGCTTCATCTTCTCTAGTCGTTTGTCAACAACAATTTTCTGCGCTGTTGCCATTGCATCATAGCTTTTACCAGAAGCAAATCTAGACTTCAAGAATCCTCTTGCTTGTCTACGTGCGCGAAGTGCTAGATGCTTTTTATCTGCGAAACGTTTCATCGCAAGCATTCTTGCGCGTTGAATTCTAGTCTGAAGTCTCTTGAATTGAATTGCTCTTTGTCTGCGCTGAGATAAACTCAGAACAGCTTCATCCAATTCAGCTTCTTCATTTTTTGTCTCTTTGGTTTCTTCTTCAGGCTCTTCTTTTTTCTTTCCTAACACAATTTTATGTGCTGAGTATTTTTTGCCACTCTTGCTAACTTTAAAGTCCGCAGTAGCTTGAATACCCTCTTCGATCATTTTTGAAAATTGTTCGTCTAGTTTCATGCCTTGTCTCACTGCGTTATAAAGTTGTTCTGTGTCTGTGTCCGATAGCTTAGACGGAACACCCCTGCTAAAATTCTTGATGTCTTTATCTGCTGCAAACTTGCGCATCTTTGATCCAGACATTCCTTCTACGCCCTCTGCATCCGGATCTCTTTCTCCAGCAGATACGATTTCAATGGAATCGAATGTGTATTCTTTTCCATTGTACTTGTCAAGCAAAGTCTTGAATTCTGGAACACGATCACTGCCCACAACTACAACTAGCGTTGAGTATTTGCCATTCAGTTCTTTTGCAACTTCGATTATTGTTCGTGCTGCTGAACTTTGAACCATGGGTCCAAATGCCTTCTTTGCAAATTTGACTTTGGTGTCAAACGGCAAAGGATCTTTTTTGGGATTTGTGGAGTGCGATAGATATAGTTTTGCATCAGCTTTGCGCGATGCTGCTTCAGATTTGAGTTTGTTTGCAAGTTTCTCATGCCCGTTTGTCATTGGATTCATGCGTCCAAAAGACACTACAACGGTAGATTTTTTTGCTTCACTCAGATGAGCTTTGAATTTTTTCATGCTTGGAGATTCCCTTGGGCTTATCCTGACAGGTTTGCCGTAGCCTAACTGCAATGATCTATTTATAATTACCTATATTTTAGTTGACTTTCACTTGACATCATGATACATTACTGTGTACCCTATGACAATGAATACTATTATGTTATTTCTTGCCAATCGATAGAACCAACCACTTTATCTCCGTTTGTTGCGCCCACGATGGCTAATGTAAACAGAGTTGGTGTCGATGTTAATCCATCACGCTCAAGCTGAAACTTAAATAAGTCAGTTGATAGTTTTAGTCCTGAGCTACTTTGATTGCTAATTCCAAGATATCCAGATGACAAAACTGTACCGCCTGTTAATGTAGTTGCGTCTAACTTATACTCGACAGAATCACTATCGCTAACAGACACCCACGTTCCACTACCTCCAGAAACTGAACCACCCATAATTAATCTCCACTGATATCGTGTCGCATTGCCATCACCAAGAATAGAAATTTCTTTTGGAATAACAATCGCATCAAGTCTAGTTGCTTTTAATCTGATTGTGACTAGCGGATAAACAGTTCCTGCTGTTGCAAGTGTATACAGAGTTTGCACAGGATGTCCGACGCTTCTTGGTCTTCCACGAAGATCATAACCGCCCTCAGATATTACTGTGGAGCAAATTTGTTTAAGTGTGCTTTCACCAGATGTCGCCGCAGTATTAAATATCTCATATCTAATGGGCAAACATGCAGTTGTCATGTACACATCTGAAAGTATATTTGCATGATGAAACGAGTGGCAGTGAATTAGTTGACCATCGATCACGAAACCTGCACGAACCGATCCGACACCAAGCCACTCAATATCATAGAATACAATTTGAGTTTTGCTTAAATCTAATACCTTCTTTGACGGTCCTGTTCCATCGAGTGGATCTAAATTCCAATTAGCTTGCAATGCTGAATTTTCTGACAATGTTCCATTGGTGCTACTTCTAACAATGAAACTTACTGTGTTTGCGCCAGATTGATTTAAGAATACTCCATTAGAATCGTTGAAGTATCCTACTCTCTGTGTCAATCCAACTTTAGGCGCATTCATCACGAATGTACTCATTATCTGCAAACTCTTACCCGGCTGATATGCAAAAACTTTAGTTGTCTCTCGTTTTGTATACGTACCGGATGTGTTGTCCACAGTCATCAATACGGTGCTGTTGTTTGCTAGATATGATGTTGATCCATTTGCAGAGTTTGCTGTAGAGAAGCCTCCGTTTATTTGATATCTGTTAAAACTATCAAACAGAGTGACAGGAGTCGAAACTCTTGCACGACCAAAGGCATCGATAGCCATGCCTGATGGATTTCCACTGGAGACTGGATTTCCATATTGATCTGCAACCATGACAGTTTCAAAGAGCGTCTTTGCTTGCTCTAGAAACGAGTGTGTGTTTTTATTAAACTGTGCCATTTTTTATTTCTCCCAACCTTTGATGACTTCCGGTGAGAAGTTTGCGTAACTGAATGTCATTCTATCGACCAACTTGACTGCGTTGCCACTTAGTTTGTCGATTGCGACATAGCCCTCAACACCAGTCACTTTGTATCCATTTTTAGTTAACAAGAAGGTATCAAGTTTTTTAACTTCGTTCAACTTGTTGATGATCAGTTGTTTTGCGTCAACTAGAAGATTCATCATAGTAAAGATGTTCTCTAGTTGTTTCTTATTCTTTGAACTAAAGAATGTCAAGACTTTCTTTGCGCGTTCTTGAACGGCAGTCTTGCCTTTTTCTGTCTTTTTCTCTTGCTCTTCTTTAGAGTAGATTCCATTTATGTATTCTATGAGTCCAGCAACATGCGATGAAACATTAGTGATTCTTTGCTGTGCGCGAACTTTCATGTTGTTGAATGTCTTGATTCGCATCAACAACTCTTCGTCATCAGAAATTGAATTCAGAATCTTTGCGTCTAGCTTATAGAATAGCTTGCCTGCTTGAGATAGAAGATTCGTAACTTCAGCAGTCTCATTTGCAGTCATTGTAGCTTTGCCCGAAACGTCTTGATAGTCTACAGATGTTGACCACACATTGCGTGAGGCAGAAAATGAGCCAACGATGTCTTTGCCGAAGACAGCTTTCATGTTTTCTAGTGAGTCGCCTTCGTAGACTGTGTGCCATGCAAGACCAATCTTGCTTGCTAAGATTTTCTTAGCGAGAGCAGTGTCTTTAGGAACTGCATACACAATTGTGTTTGGATGGAATGTGATGTATTCAACATCATCAATTTTTACATCTTTGATGTCTTCTCTAGTGTAGAGAAGATCGCCTTGAACTACGCCTTTGATGCCTAAGTCGGGCAGATGTTTTAAACATGCTTTGAGCTTATCAGCAAGATCACCCGATGTGTCTGCGTCAATCTCTGCGTTCGTCTTATACAACTTAGGATTCTTGTTGAATATGCCCTTCTTTGCGATGAAGAACTTACCATCTCTTGGATCTTGACCAGCGAAGATCGCAGGTGCTCCATCCCATTTGACTGTGATGTCAACTTTCTTTGTAGAGTGACCAGCAAGCATATCACGAACTGCACGAAGAGAGTTGATCACTGCGCGGGTGCCTTGCACTCCAGCGTTCAGAACCAAGTCCTCTCCATGCTCCATATGGAGATTCTTTTCTTCGTATAGATGTTCTCTGAATGATCTCATATTATCCTCTTAGATCAATTCTGAATGCAAGTCCAGTTATGCCGCTTCTAGATTTTCCTCTAACATCAAACTTCACTTTGTCCATTATTGAGTTGACGTAATGTCCATCAATGATGTAGAAGCCTTTCGGACTTATGATGCTATCTGCAACAGCACCTTTGTATTGTTTTAGGGATAGTTCTCCCGTCAACGCTTCATACAATAGAGCCATCATGAAGTCTCCATCTGATTGGATGTAATTCAACATAGACTCCATAAGAAATTCTTTGTTGTTTTTTATCCAGTATTCATAGCTTTTGTCTTGGATAATTTTTCCACTCTTTATGAACTCTTGAATCACTTTCGGTTTAGCTTCTTTTAGAATTCTTTGCTTATTGTCTTCAGACAACAGTCTTGTCGGCATGCTTTTAAGTTCGGTTATGATAGATGATAGAACATCGCTCTTTTTTTTGTTTGGAATATGTTGAGCAGCAGATTCAAATAGTTCAGCGGTAGAAGTTCCCTGACCCGAAGCCAATTGTACTCCACCCGCCATTTTCACTGATGCTGCGTAAACTTTATTTTTTATTCTGAATACAACATCTGTCTTTGGCTCGGGCTTGGCTGATATCGCCACACCAAAAGGATTTGTTCTGTCGTCTGAATGCCACGCTTCAACCTTCGCGTTTCTTCCCGCAAAATCGTAGACATGATTCACACACTTTTCAGCTTGGTCCATTATTGTAGAAGAATAAGTTCTGCTGAAAGACTTTATTGTATTGTTTTTTATCTGGATCTTTTCAACTATACACCACTCTAAGTCTACGCCTTCTGATGCTGCCATTTTTCTATCCTTATAAACAAAAAAGCCTGTCGGGTTGACAGGCTATTTATAAGAATCACATTGTTATAGAACTTCGTTCTTACGTCCTAGCCCTGCAGGATTCATCCCCTCAGACACATACACATAGTTGCTTTTGTGTAGAGGTGCGACACACATTGCAAGATTATCCACAATCTCTCGATCAGAATTACTGAGTTTGTGATAGTCTTTCATAATACCACTTTTCGTACATGCGCCAGTAACGTATGTAGCCTTTCGCGGTTCGCGAATAGCGAATGCTTCTTTCTTGGGCTTTATTTCTAGAGATCCGCCGTACTTCTTAACGGACAATCCAGACTTCATAGACTTTACGCTATCTAGCCAAGATGCGTATTCTGCAACTTCTTTTTTAGTCTTAGACTTTCGCTTCTTGGAACGAGTGCTTGTGTAGATTATGCTAGTTGACATTTTAATTTACTTGATATTCGTCTATCACAGCCTCTTCCAACCTACGCTGAGGCAAAGGTAGTCTTCACCGTCAACGTTTACGATGTCTCCAGAACTTAGACTTCGCCCTCGGCCGTAGCGGGACTCTCGTTCGTCTTCTCGACTTGGGTTGTTCGTCAGGCAAAAGATATCTTCAGCAACAGCTTCACCCGTTAGATTAGGCACACCAATGCTACCAACGGTCTCGTAGAAGCCGTCCCTTAGCAGTTTCTTTGCTTCTTCTACGCAATTGGCGGAGAAGAAGAAGTTGCCCATGAACTGGGAGTCCAACAACTTGATAGTAGCTACAGCCATGTTTATTCTCCGTGTATCAGTCTTGACGATCAAACTCGTCGCGGTAGTCGAACAAGAAAGGATCAACGTCTGACTCCTCGAGCTGGACGGTTAAGCCGTCTTCCATCGCTGAGAGTCCGCGGTGTACAGCTTCTTCCCAATACAGACCCTCGACAACCACCTGCAGGGTTCCGTTGGTCCGCAAGATCATGTCGACCAGGAAGTCGGGCGCTGGCATTTCCAACAGTTCCTGCTTAGTGACGTATGCCATGAATTTTCTCCGATGTGTGTGTTAGGCTGCAACCTGATCGAACAGATGAGCCCAGTAGGGGACCTCGTCCTGGTGGAGTTCCTCTCGGATCCACTCGACGTTGTAGCCCTTAGATGCGTACTCGCCAGCCATCTTGAACAGAGCCTGTTCAGCTTGAGCCGGAGTCATGCGCTGATGGTCCATGAAGCTAAGGTTGCTGCTCGCAGCAAAATCGTTACCCCTGCGCGCGGTGACCTGGATGAATTCGTATGACACAGAGAGCTCCTGTTGATTTATCACCATGTATACAGTATAACACAGTGGATCCAGAAGTCAATAGTACCTGAGTAAATTAGTCTACTATTGTTGCATAGAAGCAACAGAAATAAAGCGTCCAGGAGCGTTTTTTGGCTTTATCCTAGGGGCTAGTACCCGGTGGCGAGAAAAAACGCTCCTAGAGCTTCCTGGACCGTCTGTTATTGAACTTTGAACCCGTCAAACTTACGTTCTGCCCTCATTCCACGTCCAAAGTTAGACTTGTCGAAAGTTGGAGTATCCTCGACTGGTCTTCCACTGTCATGAATATGAGTCTGTGCAGACTGTTCAACGTCATAAAGTTTCATCTTTGCACGATCAATACCTACAACGAATCGCTTGTTTGTGTCTGGACTTGAGTACCGATTCTTCAATTGTTTCACCATGATCTGATTCAAGTCTGCAAGTTCATCCGATGTGATGAGTGCAAACATGAAGTCTGCTGTTGCAGGTAGACCAAACGATTCTGAAGTATCCGTAAGACTAACGTCAGTGTTGTCGTAACCACTTCGAGTCGTTTGCGTTGCAGACACAACTGGAACTTTACTTTCAACTGCAAGCCCACGCAACTCTTCTGCAATCGCTTTGATGAATGTGTATGAGTTAACACTAGCACCTTGCTTCATGCGGGAAGATGAACAGATGTTCAAGTAATCAATATAGATGATGTCGGGAATAAACTGGCGCTTCAACTTCAATTCATTCAAAAGATGTTTGAAATGTGTTACGTTAGCAGATGCTGTAGGATATTCTTTGATGATCAACTTACCCATCGTCTTCTCACGCAGCTTTTCAATCTTGCGAAGATAAGACTCTTGAGGCATAGATGCGAGTTTGTCTAGATCAGTGTTCAGTAGATTTGCATCGATTCGTTCTGCGATGCGTTCTTCTGCCATCTCAAGTGTGATGTAAAGAACGTTCTTACCCATCGTCAGATTAGATGCTGCACAGTGACACATAAACATAGACTTACCAACGCCAGTGCCTGCGAGAATGATGTTCAGTGTTTTATTGGGAAGTCCACCCTTAGTGATCTTGTTGAAGTAATCAAGATCAAAAGGAATTCTCTCTTCTACTCTATGATAGAAATCGAATCGAGATTCAGCATCTTCTAAGAAATCGTGCCCGACATGATTGTCAAACGAGACTGATAGCGCATCCGCAAGGATGCTCGGTATGGCGCCTTTGTCGAGTTTATTTTCTGCTGATTTGCTATCCAATATCTGGATGCTCTGCATGATTCCATTATAGATCGCTTTTTCTTGACAGAATTTTTCTGTAGAGTCAATGAGCCATTCCGTAACTTTAGTGTCGCACTCTGTCGCTTCGATCTGGTCAAGCAACTCTGATGTCTTTTTATAAGAAGAGTCCAGGATGTTAGGCTTGCCTTCGACTTCAATCTTGATTGTCGATACAGTAGGCATGCTATTGTACGTTGTGACATAGCTGTGAATCTCTTCAAAAACAATTTTTTCATGTTGTTCAGAAAAGTAATCTGCCTTAAGAAAGGGAAGAGTCTTTCTTGCATAAGTCTCGTTATCAATCAGATGCTTTAGGATCTGCGTTTCTAGTTTCATTATCGTATTTTTCCTGTGCCGTTTCGAGACTGTTTAGAAGAACTGAGTTTAACACACTTCCTATGACACTTTCAAATTCATCCGTCATATCCTCTGCAATGGTTCCTTCTCTCAGTTTGTAGTCGAATGAGATAGGATATGTTCCATCTGAGTTTTCAACTTCAGCGAAGTTAAGTGTTCCATAAGTGTACTGAATGCCAGCAAATTCTCCAGTTAGAATCTCTACTCCAAATAGATCATCATCAGATTTGTAGCCAAACGTAGACTCTGTGATTCTATAGTCTTTATTCATCTCCATCATCAGTCTCCTCAGCATCACTAGACTTTACATGACCATCACTCTGCCCATACAGGAACTCTTTCTTACACACTTCATCGATCATATCAAGAATTTCTTTCGTGTAATACTTCTCTGGATTTTCATTGATGTTCTTGCCGAAGACTTTCGTGCCGTCAGGCATTTCATATCGAGTAGAAACTTTCTTGATGATTTCATACTTCTCTGCAATGTCAAGAAGTCCGTAGTAGCGATCTAGTCCAGTGCTGTAAGTGAGCTTGATTTCAACCATAGAGTTCTCTTTGGTGAAACGACTCTTCTGGAGTTTGGCTTTGATAATATTGCCGATTACTTCAGTGCCATCTTTGTCTTTCTTCTTGCTGAGGTAGATGATCGTTGATGCAGTGTACTTCAGACCAGAGCCGCCGCTCATTTCTTTAGTGGGAATGTATGCGCCGACAACATCATAAACGTGATTGGTGACTAGGAGAGGTACACCTATCTTTGCAAGTTTCAAGTTCAAAACACGAAACGTTGCCTTGAGTGTTTGCGATTTAGTCATATCGCGAGTCTCTTTACCTTCAGAGGTGTCTTCCATTTCTTTAGTTGAAGACAACTGACCCATCGAGTCTAGAACCATCATCATAGGTTGTCGCGATTCGACTTTCTGTGCGCTATATGCATCGATGATCTTCAGCGTAGTGTGCCTGAATTTCTGAATCGTGTCTGGCTCTGACAACACAACTCGCTTAGAATCGATGCCCCGCGAGTCCATCATCTGCTTAGTGACAGCGGCTTCAGTGTCAAAGTAGATAACACCACCAGTTGGATTGTCATCAAGGAATTGCTTGACAACGCCAAGAACAAAGAATGTTTTGCCTGTTGCAGACTCACCCGCGAATGCTGTGACTTTGTTGTTGGGAACACCGCCGTAAATGCTACCGCTCAACAGTGCGTTGAGTGCATAA